CGTGACAGTCATATTGGCTACAAGCCCAACACGCTGCATTGCGTAATCGAAGAATGACATGATGGCTGACCTTTTAATGAATGTGGTTTATCATACCGCATTCCGTTCAATTATTAACCAATTACTGTCGTCCAACTAGCAAATGTGGATGCATAATGTACTCATGCTCAATAGCCAGTACATGCTTATTTTCTTTCATCTGGCGACTGCTGATTGCGAAGCTCATTGTTGGTTATTTGACTCTCTCACCGAGTCATGAATCCGCTCACACGTCATTCCAGCGCGGTAGCTTTCGTCAGCTCTTCCAGCATAATATCGAGCTTCTTCTGCAAGGCGTCCGAGCATGTCGGCGAGCATTCCGGCGCCGGCGCTGGTTGTTTTGCTTCTGACGGTAGCGGCAAGATCTGCGGTGTGCTTTGCGGCGTCCAGGCTGGTAGCGAGTTTTTTGGCTTGTTGCTGCAACTGGCTAACAGTGGCAGACAGGCCAGCAGCAGTGGCAGCAGATTTTGCGGCTTTCGCTTGTGCATCTTTAACGGCCTCATCCCGGGCAATAATTCGCCCTTGTTCAATCATGCGGGCTGCGGTCTGCGCGTTCGCTGTTTGCGATGATTCCGCGCTATTACGGTCAGCCCACTTCTTTTCCCAGCCCCGATCACTCCAGACGTTCCCGGCAAGAAACGCACCAGCCAACAGCAGCAATACAATGATTGTTTTCCACCGCGCCTTAACAAAAGCAAAGACTGCTGTCATACCAGCAACGCCGCCCGCGCTTTGTTATAACGACTATTTCTGTCGGCCAGTCCATTCTGGCCACCGTTGATGATCTGCGTTACACGGACAACATCACCTGAATACATCAGGCAACCACGTAATGTGAAATACCATGCAGCAGAACGGGCTGCATGCTTCTCCTGTGTCAGCAACTCTGGTGTGCTGATCAGATCAAGCTTCAGCGCCGCACCGCATTTGGCGTAGTTCTCGCGGCCGGTGATTTGAAGCAGGCCACGACCACGATATTTCCAGCCATCACCCTGGCTGTTATTCCCCATGCGGTCACCGTAAACCAGATTGGCTATTTGTGGCTGGTGAGCGACCTGTTTGCCATCGACACGCCCCAGCATTTCGCACTGGTACGGCGTCAGGCGCTTACCAAAGGTTTTCTTCAGCCCTTCAACCGAATAGTTAAAACTCTCTGCCAGTGAGGTAAAGCCAGCAGACTCATGCCCGACTTGTGCAATGAACATGGCCTGATCATTAACTGCTGTAATGCCAAACTCTCTCATTGCCGCATTAATGTGCGGAAACCAGCGTGCAGAAAGCCCGGCGCTGATACCAGCCGCCTGCTGAAATTGTGATTGGTTCATTATTGCCTCAGATGATCAACCAGGCGTGCCACGTTGCCTCTGACGGCGACCAGCACAGACAGGAAAATAATGTTGGCCCCGATAGTGGCCCACGATGAATAAGGGTAGATACCGCACAGATACGCCAGCGGTACGGCGCTATAAATGACCGTAAGCAGCCAGGCTAAGCGAGATATCCACGGTCGATGTCGCGAATCGCCGCGACGGTAAAACATCAGGGTCAGCACTACCCCAGCGCAAAGCAGCGCATTGATTGTTGCCGATGGGTCATTTAGTACCACCTGAACCTCCCCGGCGCGTTATCAGCGCCACCAGCGAGCCGATATCCTGATTATTCAGGAACGTCAGGATTTTGACGGCTAAAGCAGAAACGATTACGGCACCGATGGCATCCAGCGGTTTATCGCTATATCCCGTAAGGGCTGACAATTTAGCCCCAACTAATCCAGCGCAGAGCATTCCGGCAATATATGACACTATGAAATATGCCAATCGGCGTGAAGTGCTCAAATCAGCAGCTGATGCTATGTAGAAAACAGAACCAGCAAATGCACCGAACACAACACCATAATCCGTTCCGGTTAACAGTCCGTAAACACTCGCCCCAGTTAAAGCGCCACCAGCTAAGCCTGTGCCGGTTATTGGTTCGGACATCTGTCCCCCCTCAATTACTGTGAATCCTCTCAGAAACGAGGGGAAAGGGTTCAGGCCGCAAGCTCATGCGGTCACGGTTAATCTGCAGTTTTTAGCCTGGGCCTGAAATGAAAAAACCCCGCCGATTGGCGAGGTTCTGAAATATTTAAGTTCGCGTCTAAGTGACCACTCTTAACAGCTTATTCATATTTTTACGTACGTAAACTATTTTTATGCAGCCGCAACAATTTTTCCTTCAGGAATAAATGACACCTCGACATCCATTTCAAGTTTCACTTCAAGCATCATCAGCATTCCTTCAATTATTCCCTCTCCCTTTTGTAGTTTTTTTCCTATATGACCATCAGAGCAGTTATGTTTTTTTGCCAGCGACATAAATGTCATTCCGAACAGGTAATAGTCCACCAGCAAATCATGAAGCTCACTATTACCTTTGTTCAGTCGGGCCATACAGCCACAGATAACCATCGCATCATCATCACAACATTGAACGCGGGATTTGGTCTTTGCTGGTATGAGTCCTTTAAAGCCAGCCGCAATATGAGCCCATGTAACGTCTTCACTGTTGTTTGCTGCCCAAGCGCCCCAGCGCTCCATTACCATTTGGATATTACGCTGCATGGTTCACCTCTTTTATCTGGCCCGTAATCATTTCAATGCTGTTGTTGCACTCATTTCCCCAGCGGTCCCATCCGTTCCACTCTTCCCGAGCGAATATTTCGATTCTTTTCACATCACCATATAATTGTTCCAGTCGGTTCCTTATTTCCCACGGCTTTGCGCTGTGTTCGCCGAGGCAGGTATGCACAACCTGTTTTACTGACGCGCTGGCGCGTTGTAAGCCCGTTCCTCTGGTAGCAATCAGCACATCCTCGGTGTTGCTGCGGGTATGGTTGCCACCGTTCATGCGGGTTTCACGGTCCAGCATTTCAAGCAGATCGTTAAAGTCCACCAACTCTCCAGCGCTCAATGCCTTATTGAAGCGATCAGCAGCATTCTGATTCAGCTTCACCCACGTAAAGCCTTTCATCGTTCGGACCCGGAATCCCCATGATTCAGCCAGTTCTACAGCCTCGCGGTTATGGTTCCCGGTGTACCACATCGCCAATACAGCGTTTTCAGCAGCTAGAGACCATATCGGGAGCCGTTTGAGTTCTTCCATGCTCATGGTGCTGTAATGATTACAGGCTGCACCGTTACTGATTCTGTTGCCGTATTCCCACGGTGGATCACAGTAGATAAGGTCGTATGTCATGCTACCCTCTGCTTTTTCAGTTCGCGGGTTTTACGGCGGTAGGTAGCCGCAATATCTTCAAGTTCTTCTCTTGAGTAGTGCTTAGCCTCGTGTGGCCCTTCCAGCCATTCCACCAGCTCAGGACCAAACCATTCGATCAGTGTTGCTCTGTAGCGCTCGTGTACTGTTTTGTTTTTAGCGGTAAAGCGACCAGCACCACCGTTGCATGCCTTGCACTGGCGGTAGGCGTTCTTCTCTTCAAAACGCAGTTCAGGACGAGATCCAACGCTGAGGAAGTGACCACAATCCCACTGACCGCCGAAAATCATCGGAGGGTGATATGTACCGCAGGACGGGCAAGGTCTACCCTCATCACGTTCACGGATAAAAGCGTTAAACGCCGTTTGGGCCTTACTGACAAAGTACCCACGAGGCTGGAGAGCCTTCTTGCGAATCTTCAGGCTAATCTTTCTCTCTACTTCCGCCTTCCGGGCCTTCAACGCACGGTTGTAGTCAATCGCACAGCGAGGGCCGCACACTTTCTGCAGGTTACGATCTGGGGTGAAAGTCTTTCCGCACTGAGCGCATACCTTGGGCTTGTACACCTTTAGCTTTTGTCTGGCTGGCTTCTTCACTGCTTCATCCCCCTGTGGAATACCCATTCGAATACTTCAGAGCCGTTTAGCAGCAGATCGTTAAAGTCACCCTGTGCAGGCCAGCGGACGGATACAGTCTCCAGATCGTTTTTGGCGTGGAGGTTGGCAGCAGCACATTCAAATGCGGCAGCATGCCCGGCAGCGTTTGCGTCAGCATCAGCAAAAATAATCAGGTTCTTTACCCCGGCAGGAACGCGGAACTTCTTCATGAAAGCAGTGTTCATCGTTGCCCAGGTGTGACATTTGGTTATCTGATGGCAGGCCAGCGCGGTTTCGATACCTTCAGCGATACCCAGCGTGGAAGATATGGGAAACATGCGGATGGCGACGGATTTGGCAAACTCCAGGTAACTATCTTCCTGCAGCTTCATCATCTTCTTGGCTGCGCCACCTGTTTGCGCTTTCCTGTCCCCGTCAAGCAGGGTGCGGTGCAGGTAGCAAAGCTCGCCTTTGTCATCCGTCGCCAGCGCGTAAATAGCCTGGAGGCTTTTACCGTCTACCGGCTGTTTGTCGCAGAATCTGACGCTTTCGGCTGGAAGAGTGTTAAGCCCTCTCCCCTTCAGGTAACTATCTGCACTGGTCCCACGCAGAGGGATGAGCTTTGCAAATTTACGGCTTACCTTCTCACGCTGCTGCGCCAGCGATGTGCGTACCTGGTTTACACTGGTGCGATCTGAGGTGTATTCATTGCCGATCAGCCTGTCTATCTCAGAGGCCAGAATCTTAAATTCTTTCCCTGTTTTTGCTGTCAGCAGCGCCCAGCCATCACCTGAACCACACACGCAGATGTATGAACCGGTACCGTTTTTATTGTCACAACGGAATTTTCCCTTACGACCACACAGAGGACATTCCCCTTTAAGATGGTTTTTCCCGGTAATTCCAGGAAGGCCGTAGTGTTTGTATATCTCAGCCCAGCGACCAATTGCGGCTTGTTTGGTATTCATGCGGCTTCCCCTTGTTTCTCTTTACGTTTCGCGAAGGCGATCAGTTTTGATTTGATGAAATTCGTCACTTCAGGTGTGATTTGCTGCGGGGTGTGATGTAACCCTCTCGGCCATACACCGAATTTTTGGCGATAGGTATGCGCACACCATCCGTCACTGACAGGGCGTCCCTGTGCTGCGCGGGTGCGCTGATAGAAAAGAATCTGAGACCACCAGGATTGCTTCTGCTCTGGGGTATATTTAACTTCCGCTTTGCTGACCTTTGTCAGTCCACGGGATTTGTCTGTTTCAACGTCTTCCCCTGCCAGCGGCTTAAAACCACATTTCGGGCAGATATAAATTCCGGCAGGTTTCACGTAATGGCACTGGCTGCACTCTTTCGGCAGTTTCTCCGGCTCGTCGGTTTTGGTAACACGCTGCGGCGCTTCTTCCATGCCGTCAGATGACGAAGGGAGATAGTCGTATTCAATGTCATCGGGATAACCCAGCTTGTTGACTGTGCCGCTGTGGTCGAAGATGAGGCAGTGATCTTTGCCAGGGGCCGCGCGTAATCCACGCCCAAGCGTCTGAATCCAGCGAATTTCACTTTTGGTCGGTCGGGCAAAGATGATGCAGCGAACATCACTGTCGAATCCGGCCACCAGTACACCAACGTTGATGATGATTTTGGTAATACCCTGCTCGAAGCGACGGATCGTCAACTGACGTTCATCATGGGGTGTGCTTGCCGTCATGACTTCAACGGTCACCCCGGCGCGGGAAAACTCCATCGTGACGTAGTTCGCATGGGCCACATCTACGCAGAAACAGATTGTTGGGCGATCCTGCCCGTTCTCCAGCCAGTTTTTCACAATGTCACCAACCAGTTTGGCCTCACTCATAACCTTACTGAGCTGACCTTCCTTGTAGTCGCTGCCATACCCAGCAACGTAAGACGTTTCCACCTCAGAGAGATCGGGATGTGACGGCGCGTAAAATTCGTATTTGCTCAGTGCGCCAATCGCGATCAGCTCCTTCATCGTTGTTGGCTTAATCAGGCGCTGATAGTAATTGCCCAGGAACTTGGCGAAAGGCGTACCGGAAAGACCGACCACCTTCGTTTTTGTGTTGCGGGTCAGGTTGTCGATAACCTCCAGCAGCTTTTTGCGCTTCAGGTGGGCTTCGTCAACGATCAGCAGGTCGATGTTGTCCGGGAATTCACGGCGAATGAGCGTATCGGCGCTGGCAATCTGAATAAGCGCTGTCGGGTTATATGACGGATGATCACGCCAGACATAACTGATCTCTTCGCCAGGAAGACCATATTCCATGAATCGGGTGGCAGTCTGGTCAAGCAGTACCGTATACGGGGCCACAAACATTACGCGCATTTCGCGGCTGACAAAGCCATCAGTGATCAGCGCGGCAATAGCTGTTTTGCCGAAACCGACCGGGGCATAGAGCATGAACGAATTATTCTGCTTCCATGCGCCGCGCAGCATGTTGAGTGCGACGATCTGTTTCTCACGAGGCTGGATGTTAAGCATTGACTGGTACCTCCCCGAATGCTTTAGCAACCAGATCGGCAATGACAAACTTCTCGCGCTGACGCTGAACGGACAACGTAACCGTTTTGGTGCCGTCTTTACGCATGCGGCCTTTGAGAAAACCGCCGTGAATGTGACGAATAAAATATTCAGAGTTAGCTAGGCGCGGAATGCTGCGAACACGGCCAAGATTGCTGACTTCATAAGCTTTTGAATAAAGCTCAACTGGAACAGGGGCCCATTTTTCGTTAGCGTCTGAATAAATCATTTTATCTCCTTTTGGATGGCTAAACGTCTGGATTCCCAAGCGACGTTTTAACCCCATACAGTGATCTATCTGTTAGATCGATCTCTTCTGGTAAAGCTGTTCCAGCCCTTCGGGCTAAAACCCAACACCGCCCCCTTTCCCCCAACCCGGTTTCAAAAATTCATACCCTGGGTGGGAGCGAGGTATATCCCCTGACCGCTGGGGTATATCTCGTGCAAAACTCTCGCAATCGGCGGTTTGCCGTTCGTCGTGCTGCGTTCTGCTGCCGGAAAGACACCGGTTCTGCGTCGAACGCCTCCTGGTACGCCTGCGCATACGCCATCGCGATTTTTTCCCGCATACCTGCCGGGAGTGTTGCTAACTGCTGTTTAATCCACGGGGCGTCCTCACGAGAAAAAACCGTGGGCATAGTCACGTGAAAATATTCGTCCTGATACATAAGCCCTCCTGCGTCACGTCTGTGAGCCGGGCGTAGACTGATTAGTCTGGAGGTCTGGAAACCTCATCAGGGGCACAGAAGACCCGGAATAACAGCGTCAGGTGTTCCTGCCATTTGGTCATAACCTGATAGCTGTTCTCTTCAATCTGGGCGCGTTCAGCGGCGTCGATGACTCCGTCTGCTGTAGCTTTACGGATGTACTGAGAGTGCCTGCCGATCCACTCGATGGATTCCATCAGGCGCTGATTGATGTCGGCGTTATCAACATCATCAACATCTGCCAGCGGCACAAACAGACCGTTCGAGTTTCGGGCAACGGCATTTGCGATATGATTTGATCCACCAGCAGCCTGCAAGACCATCGCCCATCCCAATGGGAAGATTTGATCGCCAGTAGTGCGGAGTCGGTTATGCAGAGGATCGGTTGCAGGTGTTACGTCATCAGACTTGTATACACCCAGAATTTCCGCAGCTTCTTCATAGCCACCAGGTAAATCAGCGATAGTTCTTCTGATCGCAGCCACCAGCCATGTAGGCTGTTTTTCGACTTTTTTCCACTCTGGTTGATTACCCACGATTAACCCCTTGATTCTGTGGTTACTATTGCACACCAGCATTGGTAGACTTTTGGTAAAGATTGGCGTCGTACTTAAGCTTCCCATTTGTAAGGCGCTCAATAACAAATGCCTGTTTTTCAGGGATCACCTCACCCCAGCGGCAGACAGCCGGATGAGAAATCCCTAGAGTACTGGCGGTTTTTGATACACCCCCGAAATACTCTATGACTTCATGTTTTCGCATGGTTACTCCTGTTATCTGATGAATTGAAGGTAACAAAAGGTACCATAAATAGCAAACAAAAGTTACTTCAATCATTGGTAACATTGGTTACATGAAAACAGAAATGAAAGATCGAATCCGCTCCCGCAGAGTTCAGCTCGACATCACACAATTAACCCTCGCCAAAAAACTTGGGGTCAGTCGTGTATCTGTAACAAAGTGGGAGAACGGCACAACCAAGCCTGATGGGGAAAATCTTCATCAACTTGCTTTGGCTCTCCAGGTAAGCCCGGAGTGGATTCTCTATGGTGAAGGAGAGGTAGCTAAAGACGATATTAAAGTGATGCCTTTTCTTAAACCACCAGTAACTATTCCTGTTATATCTGCCGTACAGGCGGGTGTGTGGACCGACACTTACGCCAGCTCAAGGCTTACTGATGTGATTTGCTGGACACAAACGACTGCCAACGTCTCCGATGAAGCTTTTGGGCTTGAAGTAAGAGGCGAATCAATGACAAACCCTCACGGGCTACCGTCAATTCCTGAAGGTTCAATTGTTATAGTTGAGCCGCATTATGGGCAACTTGATGACCTGTATGGAAAAATTGTTGTAGCGATGTTAGATGGCTCAACAGAGGCTACGGTCAAAAAGCTGGTTTGGGATAGTCCATATGCCTATCTCATGCCTCTTAACCCGATTTTCAAACCAATTCAGATCGATGGAAACTGTAGAATAGTTGGCCGAGTAGTACAGATTACACAAAACCTTTAATCCCCCTTCCTCCCCTCTATAGCCGAAGTTACCTTCGGCTATTTTTTTACCATCCGATGTAACTATAGGTACATATCACACTTGACTGACAAGGTAACAAAAGGTACCTTTAGTTACACAGGCAAGCGAACAGGCAGGACGCCCACGAAGTAGCCGCCCGGGGCATATGAAGACCGGGATGATTCGCTTAGTAGTGATAGTCGAACGGCGCGACTTTAAACCATGCGTCGGAGCCGTGGCGGGACTGGATGTCGGCAATACGGACAAGGATTTATTCCAGCCCCTTCCGTATGAGGGGGTTGGGCTGAATCCACGAGCTATAAATAACGATTGCCCGGAGACCATCATGCAAAAGAATGAACCAATGATTGTGGCTGAAGACTACAGCACCAAAGAGATTTATGACTGGATGAAAAAGAAAATTACGGCTTCCAGAATGCTGGATGCAGCGCTCGCTGAACGTGAGTTACTCAAACAAGCGCTGGCCGATGTTAATCTACGAATAGATGAACTTACCAGTTCCTCGGCGCTGGAACTTCTAAGTAAAATTCAGGGTCCCACTCATCTTCACGAACCTCATCAAAACAATCTTTAGCTCTGTGCGCACTGAACATCTGAATAACCTTCTGAGCTGGTTCAGGTAGTGATTCTAAAGCCAACTCTTCTTGGAGAAGAAAAAGAGAGTCCTGAAGGCTTAAAGACCTAATTTCGGAAAGTGGCCATTTATATTTTCTGAGCAACATATGGTGAAGTGCTGATTTCCCCTTTAGCGGATTGGTTAAATGCCCATATTTTTTACGATGTTCTTCGAGAATAACTTCAAGGCTGAATATAAGCACGGTTCTGTTTTGGACTTTGTAATACTCAGGCTTGATAACTCCTTGCATTGCTACGCCATGTAATTCAGCAATTTTTGTCTGAAGTAAATGGAAATAATCATCATTAATCACTGACATTTTATTAACCTTTTTGGCTGTGTGAGAGCAACCAAGATACCACCGAGCCTGAAGTGGTGAAAAGACAGGCGTCTCATTAGCTAAACATAGTTCCCTTTGGGGTGTGGTGAAGTGCAGTCCACCGAGACAAGTCGAAGATAAGCACCGGCCACCACACCACCAAAGTGAGCTAATCACTAATTTCTAATAGTTGCTGTGCCTTGGCGGTTATCTGGTCTTCAACCAACTCACAGGAGGAAGAAGATAATGTTCTGACAGATAGCCGCCCTTTTTATTCAATGTGTCCGCTTCCGGTGTCGACTGGGACTCCATACCCTGCGCGGGTTCAACTCCTGCCGGATACCTAATCATATGGTGACTTATATGACCTTCCGTAACGTTAATTTTTACTACGGCGACCTGATGCGCGTCACTCGTGGTGTGCAGGCTGTTCGTAATCCAAAAACAATCGCTAATTTCTGGCGGCGTAGCTGGTTATGCAGGTTACTCACTCAGAAAGGCGATCCTCGTTTATAACTGGAGATAACTATGTCAGAAACAAAGAACACCACACCATTCAGCCAGCAACTGGCTTATATCAATAAAGGCACACTAGATTCTGAATTGACCGAAGCACTGGCCGAAGTGATTAAAGCAGTCCGTGAGACTGGCAAGAAAGGTGCGGTTACGCTGACGCTCAATTGCGCCATGCTGAATACCCGTGACGAAAACACCATGAAGGTAACGCCAAAGGTCTCCCGTACCATTCCTGAACTTGACCGCGCCGATACCATCATGTTTGCAACCGCCGATGGCGATCTACTGCGTGACGATCCTGCGCAGACACAGCTTGATTTAAAGGTTATCGAACCTGCACCGCAAACAACACCGATCAAGCTGGCCCAGTAATACCCACCAAACAAACCATTTCAATCTGAAAAGGAAATACTCAATGTCTCAAATTGAAGGCTCTTCCGTGCTCGACATTCGTGATCTGGTCTCTGCAACTCTGAAGACCGAAACGGACATCCCATCTGTCGTTGTTCCAGACGGTTTCGAAGTCAAATCCCTCGAAAGTCTGCAACTGGCTCCGTCGCGTATTCGTCAGATCGCTAATCTGATTTCTCCGGGTTCGCTGATCGCTTACATCCAGCGATTCCGTGATGAACGTACTGTAGTTTTCGCGGATAAAACTAAAACGCGCATTGTCGCCGTGCTGGATTTCCACCAGAACGCAGACAATCCGAGCTGGGCTGCACATAAAGCTGTTTATGATTGCCCGTTCTCCGACGAATGGAAATCATGGTCAGCCAACGATGGCTGCAAAATGGACCAGATCAACTTCGCTGAATTCCTTGAAAACAATATTCAGAATGTTGCGCCAGTCAGTGATTCATATCAGGGACCGTCTGGTACTGAGCTGCTCGAAATGGTTCTGGCATTCCAGGAAACCCGCAAATCTGAGTTTAAGTCTGTTAAACGCCTTTCTGATGGTACCTGCCAGTTCCAGTTCAGCGATGAAAAATCAGGTTCTGGTAATACCAAGATGCCGGAAAAAATCAGCCTGGCAATTTCGCCATTCCACAACGGCTCTCCTTACCAGGTCGATGCACGTATCCGCTACCGCCTGCGTGATGGTCAGTTGGTCCTCTGGTATGAGCTGATCGAACCGAAGAAAGTTGTTGAACACGCATTCCAGGAAATCGTCACCGATATGGAAAGCCAGCTCGGCGAAGACCTCCCTATCTACGAAGGCTCTGTTTAATCCCACCGTGTGTTGTTTTATGCGCCTGCCCTGCGGGCGCATAGCAAAGCACTCTCCCACTACATGAAGGAGTAACCATGCCCAGTTTAGGCCAGCTCTATAATGATAAAGACGCCGGGTTAACTACCCGCAAAACCTACAATGTTCCGCTGGATAAAATTTACTCCGAAGAAGGCTACAACGTTCGTGAACTCAATCGGGCGCATGTTGAAGAATTCCGCGATGCGTTTATTGCCGGTGAATACATCCCGCCGCTGGCCGTGGAAGTTACCGAGCGTGGCGTGAAGGTTATCGACGGCCATCACCGTTATCATGGTGCGTTGGCTGCTATCGAAATGGGCCACGACATTGTGCGCCTGGAATGCAAAGATTTCGTCGGTAGTGAAGCCGACAAGATCGCCTTCATGGTAACCAGTTCGCAAGGATTGGCGCTTACTCCTCTTGAACGTGGCGCGGCATATCATCGCCTTCAGAATCAGGGCTGGAGTCCTTCAGAAATAGCCGCGAAAGTTAAACGTTCCGAATCAGATATCCTGCAGCATCTGCAACTCCACGAATGCACTCCGTATATCAAAAAACTCGTGCGTGATGGCTCGATGAACTACGCCATCGCAATCGGCATCTCCCGCGAGCATGGCGTGTACGCAGATCGTGAAGCCTCCCGGCTGATGAAGAAAGCAGAAGCGGCAGGAAAGAAAAAAATAACCAAGAGCATCGCTAATCCTCAGTTTAATGCCGGAAAAGCAAGAAAGTTTCTTGAGCTTATTTCTTCATGTGCTGAGGACTCTGGTGAAGTGCTGACCATTGAAGTGCCACCAGCAATGCAGGCTGAAATAATATCAATTCTTCGCGAATTTCGTCACGAGGCTGATGGGGTGACCTCATGAAAAAAGTTTCTGAACTGGTGATGTGGACCCTGCTCTTTTCTTCTCTTACCGGAATTGGTTTAACCGCAGGATTTTATTGCTTCATCGCCACGGCACGACTGATAGCGAGGGTTATTTCATGAATATCGAATACCAGGATAAGGGCGCGGCGGCAAACATCATTATCACCAGCACAGTTTTTGAGTTTCGTCGTCATGTTCGCGTCGTTGATACGGTGCTGATGTGTACGCAGGGTGTTATTGCCGAGCGTTGCGGCTTCTTCCTGATGAAGACTGTGATCTCAGGTCGCTCTAAAGAAATGCTTCGAGCCAATAAGACGGCGAGGCGGGAGGCGGCGCGATGACGGTTTTTGAATACATCCAGGCTCATCCAAACACCACCAGCGGTGGCGTCGCCAGAGGGCTGAACAAGAAAACACCCGCTGTATCAGGCGCAATATCCCAGCTTTATACCACTGGTCGCGTTGTGAAATCAGGGATGTGCAACGGTGTCCCTACTTACCGCGTTAACGATCTCCCTTATGGGTTTGGTAACGCAATGCTAATTCAATTCAATCAACTACTGATGGAGTGTCGCCGTGAAGCAGTCTGATTTACCAAGATGCCCTACGTGCGGAAATATGCCCGAGTACTCGCTGAAACCCAATCATCTTGGCTGGGTTTGGGGTGGTATCAGGTGCCCGTATGACCATTACAGCGTGAAGCTAAGCGGACCGGCCAGTAGCCGTACAAAGGCAGAAGAAACCCTGGCTCCGCTGTGGATTGAGCAAGTCGAAAAAGCCAATCGGGAAAAAACGGAATGAACGCAACCGAAAAAGATAATGTTTTTTATTGCGACTGTGGTTTTTCATGGCGGCGCGATATGAGCGGTTCACATAATTGTGAGGATGGATTGCGGGCAAAACTCACAGACATGGCAGTACAGCTCGCTAACGCCGAGAGCAAGTGCAGGGAGCTGGCGGCGGAGTTAAGTGCTGTAGATAAAATTCACAACGAAGCGGTATTCATCACTGACGACCATTACGAACAATGTCCGCCAGAAGTGCAGAAGATGATTCGCTCACTGGCTGTGTTGCAGATACCTGCTTGCGACGCTTTCCTGGCTGAAGTGCGGGATGGAGCGATTGCTGAGTATGCCAGTAAGCGCGGATTCTCATTCCAACACGGCAGCATTCACGCCCACTTTGGCAATGGTGATGTGATGGTCGGGTCGGTGACATTCGAAAATGGTGATGCCGGAATTAACTTTGCCCCGGTTCGTGAGAAAACTGGCGGCGTTGGCACGAGCTATGAGTGGACCAACGGAAAAACCACTGAGCAGGTTGATTCTGTTTTTACCATCGCCAGTAGTAACGCCGAAGGTCTTGAAGTTATCCGCGATAAGTTATCTGAATCCATCGCCCAACTTCGCAAAGGAGCCGCGCTATGAGCAAGTCAATCGCAGATGGCGCAAAACTGACGCCGGAAACATTCGCTGATTTTGTTGAACGCCTGAAATATCACCATCGCGGAGAAGGTGTTAGCCGCCATATCACCGCAGACCCAATTTTCATGGTTCAGAAACAGGCGACTATTTACGGCCTGGCTGATGAGTACTGCGAATCGAAGATAGTCCATTGCGACGACGCTGAATGGGATTCACCGCAAGAATATTGGGATGACGCCGACGAAGATGAGCGTGATGAGTTGAATGGCCTTGCGCAGGAAATGTGGGGAAGAGACTTCCTTGATTGCGAAGAGGATGAGCAGTGGTCACTGCTTGCTGACCTCGATAATCACACTGTTTGCGGGACCAAAAAGGAATGGCAGCACGTAAACGCGCACCTTACCAGAGAGGCCGCTGAGACGTTCATTCGACGAAAACAGCACGACTATCCACCACTTCGAGTTTACGTCGAAAGCATGTATTTCGGGTGGGAGTATCGGGAAATCATCAATGCCCTTTGTGATGGGCGCTTAGTTCTCGCAGATACCCAGGAGGCCGCCCAATGACAGCACTCAACAAATATGCGGCGCTGCGTGTTCCTGAGCGCAAAAGACATGACTGGAGTCAGTCGGTAATGCGCGATTGCGACTTCTGCAGCCAATTGTCACTCACTGTTAAGCATGAAAATGGCGGATGCATTTGTGCCAGTTGTTGCGATGCCGAATATACATCTGAACTGAAGTGCGCACTTGAAGCGGAAATTGACCGGGCTGACTCCGCAGAGAAGCGAAACGCAGAACTCACTGAGGCGCTAAGGAATTCAGTTATAGGCTATAAATCATGCCTGCGTATGGGCCATGAACGAATTATTGACCTCGGCGGTGACTGTGACGCGCCGGAAGTGATGATAGCTGGCAATCCAGATATTCAGCAGGCTGAGAAGTTACTCGCCGCTGGCATTGGCGTGAAGGGGGAGTGAGATATGTGGCGAGGAACGAATCGCGGCGGTAGCCAGATGATACTCACTGCCTACGAATACGACCCAGAAACCCAAAAGTCAAAGTCGGTTTACCTGCTACGGCATCACAGCAAAGTTAAGCAGACCACACTTGAGCAAAAACTTGTTGTTGAGAACGATGCGTTTGGTCGGTTTAAACCGATGGTCGAGCTTGCCGACTTTCCAGAAAGATTAAGCGAACGAGAAGCGATGCTGAGGCTTGCCGACTGGCTACACCGACTTGGCGTGGCGATTGAAGATAACTGGAGCACACCATGACAACTAACAACCACCCGGCTCACGGTCCTGTATCACTCGATCGCCTGCACCAGATAAGCGAAATACTCAGCAAAGCAGCAGCACAAAGCGACGGCGGTAATCTCGGCTACGCAGTGGCTGATGCTGTGAAGGTGATTGATGGGGCGATTGCCCGCGAACTGGTACGCCGTGAACATGCCGAGTGGTCACAGGCTACTTTCGGCGATGTCGGTCCAGTTGGTCCGCTGAAGCACCTTTCCAAAGAAGCGCTCGAGGCTGCTGCTGAACCCGGCGACCTTAGCGAATGGGCTGACATGCAATTCCTGTTATGGGATGCGCAACGTCGTGCCGGTATCAGTGATGAGCAGATTACCCAAGCGATGGTAGAAAAACTGGCGGTGAACAAACAGCGCGAATGGCCTGAGCCGAAAGACGGTGAGCCAAGGCTACATATCAAGGAATCCGACAACTCGCTTGTGACTCCGGAGGGGACAGCCTGCAAATACTGCGGCGGTACAGGTTATTTCCGTTGGAAAAAGTCAGCAAATACCTTCCCGTGTCCATGTATGGGATGCGATTTGCCAGCAGCACCTCAGCAGGAGAATATATAACGTGAACAATTTAATGATCGACCTTGAAACTATGGGGAATAAACCAAATGCTCCTATCGTCTCTATTGGTGCTGTGTTTTTTGATCCATCCACTGGTGAACTGGGCCCTGAATTTTACCGGGTTGTTAGCCTGAAAAGCGCGATTGCTGGAGGTGCCGTTCCTGACCCAGAAACAATAATTTGGTGGATGCAGCAAAGCAAAGAAGCTCGGATGGCTATTTGCGATAAGGATGCAATAACGATTTCAACCGCCCTGATAAAGCTGAACACCTTTATACTTGATAACTCTGACATTGATAAAGTTCAGGTTTGGGGTAATGGAGCTACATTTGACAATGTAATCCTCCGTGCCAGCTATGACCGTGAATTAATCCCCTGTATGTGGAAATTCTGGAATGATCGTGATGTCCGAACTATCGTCGAATTAGGAAGGCAAATAGGAATCAACCCACGCCGGGACATACCGTTTGAAGGTGACATGCATAATGCTCTTGCCGATGCCAAGCATCAGGTTAAGTATGTGTCGGCTATCTGGAAGCGGCTTATCATCACCCCCGATAACAGCGAGGAATAAAATGATTGAACAACCTGATGATCTCCTCACTCCGGACGAGGTATGCCAGAAACTGGGGATTACGCAAAAAACATTATGTAAATGGAATACAGAACACCGGCACCGCTCTACACTGGCCCCTGTAAAATTTAGCGCTAAAGTCGTTCGCTATGAGCGCCGTAACGTGGAGGCTTTTATCCAGAAATGCCGGAGCCAGTATTAACCTGATGTTGATATGGGGCTATTGTTTTTAACAAATGCCCCTCGTTAACTTTTTTGTGAGTTAACAGCATTTCTGACACCACACATAAAATCACCAACACCAGCGCCTACGCTGTTCCCTTCCGCAACATAATCACCTTTGAAAGCCAATCTCCCATCCATATAGAAGAATTTTAACTCCCCGTATCCACTATCGCAGTCGGCATCTTTAATACTTACTTTGTAATACTCAACTTTTTTATTTTTTGTTTGATACATGAACAAAGCAGATGATTCACCTTTTACACTTCTAAATGTGCCTCTTTTTGCTGAAAAAATGCCATCATCAGCTGTAGTAACCTCAATCCAATTACTTGCGGTTTCAGCAAAAGCAACACTCGCAACAAAAAGAGCAGAAAAGCCCAGTAATGCGATTTTCTTAGTCATAAACAATATTCCATTTATTTAGGATTTTTCTTGATTCTATCTGCGTTTTAAATAACGTTCAACGACACGTCCATAGTTTTTAATGGACATCGAGAGTCATTCAACCCCGTCGCCTTAGCAGCGCAACCTGCGCGAGTATGCTCCGCTCGTGAGCCTCAAATGCCTCGCGCTTTAACGCAATCTCTTCCTGCAAAATCTCATCTGAAAAGTCGTAGTGTTCTGCCATCGGGTCATCTGACTTGCTGGAATGGTGAAGACACAGGAGGCTTACTTCCCTTCTATCTGATCGGGAGTAGCCTCTTTCCTTCATCAGGGCAATTACATTGCTCTTAAGGAATTTACGGCACATCGTATTAAATGCCCCTTCTTTCCCTTTTATTGTCCCGTCATGCTTCATACCCTTTACCGCCCCTTCCGGGCTGTATGTTTTCACCAGTTTATCAAGTGATCGTTTTGAAAATGCTTGCATAGGGTCGCGCGGCTGCAAGAACACATAATCTTTATTGCATTCAGGAACTGAATCGCGCCAGGCTTTCTGCTCGTCGATAATCCGCCTGATCTCTGGCGTTATCGGCAGGCGGAAAGCCTTTTGTGTTTTCATCGCCCCGCGCATACCGATCACGCCTTCTGGATAAACGATTTCATCTGCATCCTCGTTGACGTAATCCCAGCGCAAGTTATTAATGTTTATCGGGCGAACGCCAGTAATAATCATGAATCTAACGGCATTTTTCTGGTGTATAGAGGTGCAGGCAGCCACATTGAGCCAAAGGCGGGCGATTGATTCAATATCCGTAAATAGTCGCGTTGGGGTTGGTTTCTGCACGCGAGAAGAAACATAATCATCTGGCAAACTGGCGGCAATGTTACGCCCATTGCAAAGTGTAGGAGCACAAAATTTCCAGAACCGACGAAGCTCACCAAATAACTCTAACGCGTTATTATTGGAACGTGTTGCGATCCACTCATCCAGAACATCCACCAGCCGACTGTAAGTCACATCACTGAATACTTCACGCTCCCCGAACGTTGCTTTGATTCTGTCGATACGTACCCCATAGGTCGTGAAGCTATCAGGACTCAACTTCTGCCTGTCTACTTTTGCTTTAAGGTCTTCACGGTACATTTCCAAAGCTGCGTGGACAGATTCAGCACGTAACCCACCCTCTGCCATTTCTGATGCTTTCTCTCTGGCTATTTGAATTGCGAGTTCCGGCCATTCGCCAAGTTTTTTACCTTTCAGCCCCATCTTTTTAGGGAACTCAGCGTAAAATGTCACCTTACCTGCTTTACTAAAATCAATGCGGAGATAATTTTCTTTTTCGTATTTGGAACGGCGGGCGACGCCGGAGGCTGAGAGGATAATTTTGGCGGCAGCAACACAGATTTTCATGTGTGAGCTGGTATAGGGGGGTTTACAGGCATCCCACTTTTCAGACGCGGCTAAAACATCGTCATTATTGGGGCTATCCGGTTTATGTGTTACAGTGCGCGGCATTCTCAATCCTTATCTGCGAAGGCACAGAAAACAAGCTCACACATGCAGGTCTTTTCAGCGTGACAAAATGCAATGTGTTGCGGCTTTGTGTTACTGGACTGAGTTTATCAGGGTTAAATACACTGTATCAACATACAGTAAGTAAATAATAGAGAGTGATAGAGAAACTCTTTAACTTGCTGATTTTAAAATGATTTAACGGTAATTCATTGAAATGTCTTTACTAATTACTAAACGCTGTATCAATTGCGATATGTGCGAGCCCGAATGCCCGAATGAGGCGATTTCGATGGGTGATAGCATTTACGAGATTAACAGCGACAAGTGTACGGAATGCGTAGGCCATTACGACACGCCAACC